GGATGTCGAACTGTGCGAGCCGTGGCGCGTAGAGGTCGATGATATCGAGATCGTTCGTGCGGAGCAGGTTCCCCCAGATCGGTACGACGTCTTTCGCCGGCATCTGCTGGTTGAAGAACGCCGCCCCGTTGCCCCACACCTGATATTGGGTGTAGTTGCCTTGCAGATCGAGTGTCCCGTACCCGGAACCGGAGAGCGCCACATACTTGTTCGTGATCTCGTCGTCGTGGAAAAACACGGCGAGTCCTCGGGTGACGACGTTCAGCTCGAGCCACCGGCCCGACACCTCGTCCGGGAGGTTCCGCCACTCGTACCGGTTCATGGCGAGCTCGATCAGCACCCGGGAGAGCACCCTCGTCGCGAGCTGCTGCCGGTCGGACGGCGCCGAACGGCCGGCGAGGTGCGGCGCGTAGTAGGCGTCCCACACGTAATCGTTGCTCACTGCTGTCCGCTCATTAGTAGGAGATCCCCGCAACCGGCTCGTTGTCCGCCCAGTCGATCACGCCGATATCATCCGGGTCGCGCCACACGGTGACGCCTTTCTCGAAGATACCGCGGATCGTCTGCTTGAAACTCTCCGGCACGGGCGCGACCCCGAGATATGTCTCCGACAGCTTCCAATACGTGAACTTCGTCATCACCATGAGATCGGTGGGGAGGGTCACGTACTGGTGGACCGCGTACCCGTAGCGGAGCCAGAAGTCGCCGATCTGCCGAAGCACTTTCAGGTTCGGCATCTTCCAGCGCAGCGACCAGCCGAACGTCCCGTTGATCAGATTGAACGCATCTCCCCCGACCTGCCCGGAGGTGGACGGCTGCGTCATCCTGGCGTCCTGCATCTTCGCGATCGTCCCGAGCCGTGCCATGGCGTAGTCGCCGTTCGCGGCGAAATTCGCGTACTGCTGGTTCGTGTCCCGAACCAGTGAGCCCGCGCCGATGTTCGCGCCCGCGGACTGTGCCCGAGCCGACTGGGAGAGCGAGCTGCTCGCCATCATCGCCATGACGTTCGTCGCGGTCGCCGCAGCGGACAGGGCCGCATCACCTGCCCCGGACACGATCGCGCCGGCCGCATTCCGCCCGCTCGCCCCGATGAGATCGCCGCCCGCACCGAGGATCCCGAGCCCGACCGTCTGCCGAACGCCGATATCCGTCTGTCCGGCCTGCGCGTTGTTCGCGATGTTCGCCTGGTTCGCGATGTTCGACAGGCCGGCGTTCGCCACGTCCGCGCCGGCCTGCGCGCCCGCGATCGCCCGCTGCTGATCCCACGCCGCGTTCGTGAACGCGAAGTTCAGCGAATTCCGGTTCGATGCGAGGAACGACAACGCCATGTTGTTGACGAGCGCGAACGTCGGGAAGCTCGAGATCGTGACCGCGAGATCCAGGTATTCGCCGTAGTCGTCCCACCCGGCGTCCGTCTCCGTCTCGGTCGCCGCGTTCCGGGTCTCCGCGTCCGCGTTGTAGCGGAGCGGATGCATCACGACCCGCTGCCCGGGCGGAACGAACGCGGACAGCTCCCGGACGGTCGCGTCCGGGTCCTGCCACATCTCCGGCTTCAAGACCGCGGGGGACCCGCTCCACGTGGTGAGCTCGATCAGCATGTACGGGAACGTGAGAAACTTCTTCAGCGCCGCATACCGGGTGCCGAGGATGTTGCCGATGAACGACTTGTCCCGCCATGCCGGCAGCGCGGCCGTCGAACGCGGCGACGGGCTCTGTGTCGGCACCTTGTAGAGCGTCTGCCCGTTCACGGTGACGGTCTGCTCCGTCATGCCCGGGTAGTAGCGGGTGAACGGCGGGATCGCGGTGATCGAAATGATCGACTGGCCGATCCACGGCGACGTCGCGATCGACTCCATGAACGCGATGAAGTCGCCTTCCGTCTTGAAGTAGTACCAGGACGGGCCGGACGGGGTGGACTGAAAGAAGGTGGGCGGCGCGGACTGGATCAACGGGCCGCCGTTGCTGTCCGTCGGAGAGACGGTGAGGTCCGCGGTCGAACAGATCAGCACCCACGGGGTGTCCGCGCTCCCGTCCCCCGGGTTGAGGATCGAGTTCGTCTCCACATGCACGGTCCGGTACTCGCCACCGAGGTCGAACCCTTCCAGCTCGGTGAGGTAGTCGCGGCCGTACCCGTTGAACGCGTTCTGGTTCGCGATCCCGATATGGCCCCGCTCCACATAGGACGGCCCGAACGCCACATCGAACCCGAACGTCTGCCACACGTCGAGCTGTAACGTCAGCATCGTCGTCTCCGGAGAGATATACGTCGGCTCGAGGATGAAATAGTAGTAGGACCGCTGCTGATCCCCCGGGATCGGCGCGAGCGAATTCTTCGCCCGCACATAGTTATATTTGAACACGGACGTGATCGGCGCCTCGATCATCACGCTCCGCTGGAACGGAAGATACGAATAATTCGTGTAGTTGAGGTTCGGCTTGCCGTCGATGTACGCGTCGAGATCCGTCTGCGTCGGGAACCGGACGAGATCCCGGTAATCAGAGTTCCACGGCACGTTCACGAGCGTGAGCTGCGTGTCCTCGGTCCAGACCGACCAATGGAAATCTTCGCCCGCATCCGTGACGGTATCGGGGACGGAGAGGATCGTGTCGGGCGCGTCGGTCACGGAAGTCAGCCTACGCAGAAACCCCTCCCCACCGAGCAGGGTGGGAAGGGGTTTCTGGTGCCCGGATGAATGAGCCCGACCCCACGACAGGATCGGTTCACGGTAGCACTACGCGGTCGCGGTGACCGCCTTCGAGACGGCCGTGGCGGACGTGTATCCGGCCTTCACCGCCGTGACGGCGACCGTGATCGCCTTCGTCGCATCGCCGGCCTGCACCACGTACGTCTCGCCCGTCGCGCCCGCGACCGGAGAACCGGCGACCGACCACTGGAGCGTGTACGAATCCGCGGCCCGATCCCACGTACCGTTGCTCGCGGTCAGCGTGTTCCCAACCGCCGGGGTGCCGGAAATCGTCGGGAGCTTCCGGTTCGTCAACGTGGCCGGCGAGTCGTCCGCCGACGCGCCGAGCGTCACGACCGCGAGCGTCCCCGCCACGGTGAGCGTCGCAACCTCCGTGTACGAGCTGTCCGACACGGACGTGGCCCGCACCTGCACGGTCCCCGACTGCTCGTCCACCCCGATGACGAGGACCCCCGTCTGGGTGACGTAGGTGCGCGGCGACTGGTTGCCGGCCACCTCCCACCGGACGCCCGTGTTCGGTCCGCCGGCCGGGGCGGTCGTGACGACCGCCGCGAGCTGGTAGACGGCGCCACGGGTCACGGTCGAATCCGCGACCGTGTTGCCGTCCGCGTCGGCGAGCGTCGGCGCCTGGATGCCGTCCACGTCGTACTCCGTGATCGTGTAGACCGTGCCGGCGTCGATCGAGGTGAACAGGATCGCCGGCACGAACGGGGAGATCCCGTGGATCTGGTGGTGGTGCCAGAAGAAGTTCTGCTGGAGCGCGACCGGGTTCTGCGCGTTCCGCATCTCCATGAACGTGTCCGCGCAGACGAACCAGTCCCGCGTGGACAGCATCCCCTGGAATCCGGGGATCTTCACGTCTTCGGCCCGGACGATCGTCTTCCTCGAGCCGATCTCCATCTTGCCGACGTTGAACGCGGCCGCGAGCGCTTCGACGTCCATCGCCGCATCCACCTCGGGGGTGACGAAGAGCTCGAGCTGGTCGGGCTGCACGACGACCGGCATGTGCGCCGCGTTGTAGTCGCGGGACAGGAACGTGAGCTTCTCCGCCAGCGTCCGCGCCTCCCGGAGCATGAACTTCGCGTCATCCGCCGTCGAACCGGACGCACCGATATCGGGGACGTTGATCTTGAAGAAGCCGTCGTTGTCGTACGACGTCTTGAAGAGCCCCGTCATGATCAGGTACTCGTCCCACTGGTCGCTCGTGGCCGGCTGGGCGAGGAGCTTCTGGAGGAACGTGGTGAGCCCGCCGGCCTGGTTGAACGCACGCCGCAGCATCACCTCCTTCACGCTGAT